GTTATTAGGCAATATAGTTGAAGAAGGTAGAAGGTTTGCTGCTATTACTGATGTGAAAGCATCAGATATGAACTCACAAGCACCAGTAGGAACTACTTTAGCTATCCTAGAAAAGAATATGAAAGTAATGTCTGCAATACAATCTAGATTGCATGCATCATTGAAAAAAGAATTATCTATATTGGTAAATGTAATTAAAGACTTCGGTCCTACATCATATCCATATGAATTAGATGGTGATGAAAAGGATAGCTTAGAACAAGATTTTGATGAAAGAGTAGATGTAATACCTGTTTCTAATCCAAATGCTGCTACTATGGGGCAAAGAATAATGCAGTATCAATCAGCACTACAACTTTCTGCACAAGCACCACAGTTATATGATATGCCTACTTTACATAGGCAAATGTTAGAGGTATTAGGTATAAATGATGTAGAACAAATAGTGCCAATGACTGATGAAATTAAACCTAAAGATCCAGTTCAAGAGAATATGGATATACTTAATGGTAAACCAGTTAAAGCATTTGAGTATCAAGATCATGATGCTCATATCAAAGCACATATGACAATAATGCAAGATCCTGAAATGATACAAATGATGGAATCATCTCCAATGGCACAATCAATACAAGGTGCATTCCAAGCTCATATAACAGAACACTTAGCATTTAAGTATCGTAAGGAAATAGAACAAGAGCTAGGTATTGAGTTACCTCCATTAGGTATGGAGTTACCTCCTGAAATAGAAAATAGATTATCAGCACTAATAGCTGAAGCATCTGAACAATTACTTGGTAAGCAACAACAAGAACAGCAACAACAAATGAATGAACAAGCTATGCAAGATCCTGTAGTTCAAATGCAAAGAGAAGAAATAGAAATAGAAAAACAAAAAGCACAATCTAAAGCTCAAACTGATCAAGCTAAATTATTGCTTGATGCTAAAAAAGAAGAAATGAGAAATGAGTTAGAAAGATTAAAAATTGAAACTAATGAAAGAATAGAAGGTGCTAAAATTGGTGCTAAGATTGCTGAAAGACAAGCTGACTTAAATGTAAAAGAACAAAAAATTTCAGCAGATCAAGAAACAAAAGGCGCAGAGATTGGAAGTAGAATCGCAGATCAATTATTAAAAGGCGATAATAATGGTTGACACAAGATTTGCTGATTTGCTAATCTCTCGTTTAAACGAGACAGAAACTTTATTGCAAGAAAGTATTTTATCAGGATCAGTAAAAAATTTTGAAGAATACAATTTGAATAGAGGTAAACTCGAAGGAATAAAACTAGCAAAACGAGATATACAAGAAATAATGGATCAAGTTTTGATAGAAGATTAGGTTTCGCCCGAAGGGTGCAAGGAGTTCTCCACTTCTCCTTTTAAGTGGTGCAATGAGGACATCGAAGATGGCATTAGCAGAAGCTACTGATATAAAGAAAAGCAAGAAAGGACTACAGTTACCAGTTCCTACTGGTTACAGAATTTTAATAGGATTACCTGATGTTGAAGAAAAAACAGATGGTGGAATATTAAAGGCATCACAAACATTAGAAAATGAACATGTAGCTTCTATTGTTGGTTTTGTTATAGATATGGGTCCTGACTGCTATAAAGATAAACAAAGATTCCCTGATGGTGCTTGGTGTAAGGAAGGTGATTTTATAATCATGAGAGCTTACAGTGGCACTAGATTTAAGATTCACGGAAAAGAGTTTAGACTTATCAATGACGATACTGTTGAAGCTGTGGTAGATGATCCGAGAGGAATTACTCGTGGATAATCAAGAAGCACAAATTCTGCCTGATGAAGCAGATGTAATGAAAGTCGATAGCGATATTGATTTAGAAATAGTCGATGATCGACCAGAAGAAGATCAAAGACCTCCTAGACAAGCTACTGATGATGATAACTTTGACATCAATGAAGAAATTGATGGTGTAGATGATCGTGTTAAAAAACGTATTAATCGTTTGAAATACGAATATCATGAGCAAAGAAGAGCTAAAGAAGAAAACGAAAGAATTCGTGATGAAGCTGTTCAATATGCTAAAAAGATTCAAGAAGAGAACGCTAAGTTATCAGATATTGTTAATCGCAGTGAAGAAGCTTTAATTAAAAGTGTGTCTACTAAAGCTGATGCTGAAATAGAAGCAGCCAAACAAGCTTACAAAAAAGCTTATGATGAAGGCGATTCTGAAGCATTAGTAAAAGCACAAGAGCAATTAACTAGAGCGCAGACTGACAAAACATATTTAAATAATTATCAACCTCAACCACAAAAAGTTGAGCCAGCACAGTCTTTTGATGAGCAAACACCTAATGTTGATCAAAAAACTAGAGATTGGATGGCAAAAAATGTATGGTTCGGTAGTCCCGGTTATGAAAAGATTACTGGATTTACTCTTGGTATTCATGAAGATTTAAAAAATAAAGGCATAACTTCAGCAGATAATGTTTATTTTGAAACAATTAACTCTGAATTAAGCCAAACTTTTCCGCAAGTTTTCGGTGCACAAAACACAGAAACTACTGCGCAACCTAGAAAAAGAACTAACACGGTAGTAGCCTCAGCACAAAGAGATGGCAAAAATCCGCGCAAAATACAGCTTACACAGACTCAATTAAAACTCGCTAAAAGATTGGGAATAACCCCTTTAGACTATGCCAAACAAATTGCTAAGGAGAAAAAACGTGGCTGATATTAAACAAAACCAAAAAGAAGAGCGCAAATCTCGTGACTTGGAAACAAGAAACGAAACAACAAGAACTGAAACTTGGACACCTCCTCCACTGTTACCAGATCCAACTCCACAACAAGGTTGGGCATTTAGATGGATTAGAACAAGTATGGTCGGCAAAGCTGACAATACTAATGTTTCTATGAGATTTAGAGAAGGCTGGCAAGCAGTGAAAGCAGAGGATCATCCTGAGCTTAGTGTGATTTCTGATCATGAATCTAGGTTTCCCGGATGTGTCGAAGTAGGTGGATTGTTGTTATGTAAAGCTCCAGAAGAAGTTGCAGCTCAAAGACAATCTCATTATGAGGATAAAGCGCAACAACAAATGGAGAGTGTTGATCATCAGTATATGAGAGAAAATGATCCACGGATGCCTGTATTGCGCCCTGATCGTAAATCTCGGACTACTTTTGGTCGTGGCGGTTCGTAAGAACTTAAACTATTATTAGAGGAAGATAACATGGCTACAACAGCAGCTCCTTATGGTGCTAGACCAGTTGGTACTCTTTCTGCTAGTGGTTCTTTTACTGGAAAAACAACGCAGATTAAAGTTGCATCAGGCTATGCTACATCTATTTTTCATGGCGATTTTGTGAAAATGGTGTCAGCAGGTACAGTCGAAAAAGATGCAGGTACTACCTCTCTAACATGCATAGGTATATTTTTAGGATGCAAGTACACTGATCCTAATACAAATCAAATGACATTCAATCAATACTGGCCCGCTAGTACAGTGGCTTCAGATGCGGTTGCTTATGTCTTAACCGATCCAAATGCAACATTTATGATGCAAGGTGATGCTACAATCGCACAGACAGCACTTGGTGCTAACTTTGCAGTTGTGCAAACTGCTGGATCTACTTCAATCGGCAAAAGTAAAAATGCTTGCGATGCTTCTACAGTCGCAACCACTAATACTTTGCCACTTAGAATTGTCGATTTCGTTGACGGACCGACTTCATCTATAGGTGATGCTTTTACAGACGCTATATATAAAGTCAATGTTGGTCATCAACTCGTCAATACCACTGGCGTATAGGAGGATTTAAACTATGGCTATTTCAAGAGCGCAAATGCTTAAAGAACTCCTGCCGGGGCTTAATGCCTTGTTTGGTTTGGAGTATGAAAAATACGAAGATGAGCACACAGCTATCTATGAAACTGAAGCTTCTGATCGTTCATTCGAGGAAGAAGTGAAGCTCAGTGGATTTGCTGCAGCTCCTGTTAAAGATGAAGGCAATGCAATCAGTTATGATTCAGCGCAAGAAGCTTTTACAGCAAGATACAACCACGAAACTATTGCAATGGGATTCGCAATTACAGAAGAGGCTATGGAAGATAATCTATATGACTCTTTGTCAGCGCGATACACCAAAGCTCTAGCTCGTGCAATGGCTTACACCAAACAGGTCAAAGCCGCTGCACCACTTAACAATGGATTTTCTAACAGTTTCCAAACTGGTGATGGTGTGAACTTGTTCACAACTTCTGGTGATGGAGTAACTGGTGGTGATGGACATCCACTTGTAAGCGGTGGTAAAAATGGTAATAGACCTGCTACTGGTTCAGATCTCAATGAGACTTCACTAGAAGCAGCTGTTATTCAAATAGCAGGATGGACTGATGAGAGAGGACTACTAATTGCAGCTAGACCTCGCAGACTTATTGTTCCACCTAATCTAATGTTTGTTGCGACTCGTGTCCTAGAGACAGAAGGTCGTGTTGGCACTGCTGACAATGATCTTAATGCGATTCGTTCAAATGGTACTATTCCTGAGGGATACTCAGTAAACCACTATCTAACAGATACTAATGCGTGGTTCTTAACTACTGACATTCCTAATGGTCTAAAGCACTTTGAGCGTACACCATTAGATACAAGTATGGATGGAGATTTCGATACTGGTAACGTGAGATATAAAGCTCGTGAGCGTTACTCGTTCGGAGTATCAGATCCACTCGGTTTATTCGGTTCTCCCGGATCGTCATAAGCTGACTCATGAGGGGGAAGAAATTCCCCCTTTTTTATTAATCCTGACTACTATATGATGTAGTAGACACTTGCCAAGACAGGAGAACAAAATGGCTAACACAACTTTTAACGGACCAGTTCGGTCAAAAAATGGCTTTAAGGTCATTTCAGAAAATTCCAGTACAGGAGCTATAACTGATGTAGTAGATATTGCTTCAACTGGTATTGTTACAAATAAATATGTAAAACATGTTGGTTTTGCAACTGGTGTAACAGTAAATACTACAGCAGGAGATAGTCCATCTATAGGTGAATTCACACAACCAGCTAATACAATTATTACGGATATTAAAATATTCTGTGATACTGCTCCAGTAATAGGAACAGGTGATATTGGTTACGAAGTGGGAACAAGTAGTTCTGGTGCACAAATTGTTGCAGCTCAGACTGATGAAATACTTGATGGTGGTACAACTGTTGTTGAGCATAATGTAACTACTACTACGTTAGTTACACAAACTCAAAGCGGTACTACTGCTCCAGCTTCTGTTCAATACACATCTGCTGCAAGAACTATTTTCTGTAACATTACTAATACAGTAGATGCTACAACA